AATGGCAGCCAGTTTATGAATTAGATTACTATAACTACCTTGCAACCAATTCAAGAGAGCAAATCATTCATAATTATAAATTGTACTTACATGAGTCAAGAAGCAGAAATCTACAAGGTAATAGCAAGGTATCTAACAATCAAACACCCAAAGGTAATATTCAGATTTGACTTTGCTGCTGGTCTCTACCTTAGTCCATACATGGCAAATAAGCATAAGGCTCAAAATCCAATCAAAGGATATCCTGACTTATTCATTGCCCTACCTAAAGGTAACTTTGCTGGTCTCTTTATTGAGATTAAAACAGATAAGAATAACCCTTTCAAGAAAGATGGTACTCTTAAAGCAAATGAGCATACTGAGAGACAAGCAGAGGTACTTAAAGCATTGAATGAAGTAGGTTATGCTGCATTGTTTTCTACTGGAGTGGACGAGACAATAAAAGTGATTGAGAGTTATATTAATCAAGAATAATTTTGTAAATTAGCACCATTCAGAACTGGAATCCTGAATGATTTAAAAACATTGTCACCCTATGGTGACTGCGAGGCAATGATTAATATCTGAGCCGATTCCAGCGCAGTCTTCATAGGGTATTTTTATTGTTATGAAAGCAAAAATAGACAATCTTGAAAAAGATGAATTGATTGAAATGATTAAAACAATTTGGGTAGAAAAAATATTAAGAGATTTAGATTATGAATACCCTGATGAATGTGTACAAAAACAAATGTCACTTGAATCATTATTTATTGATACTGCTATAAATATTGACAATAATATTTTAAAGTATTTTGGTCACGATGTTTGACTATTTTAATGGGTATTGGAACTGGGCAAGTATCAACCCACATAAGGTTAATTCAACATCAACTGCAATCTATTTTTACATCTTATCAGTTGCGAATGAATTGCATTGGAAAGAGTCATTTGGTCTATCTGCTACTCAAATAATGAATGGAGTAAACATAGCAACCTATAAAACCTATAAGAAGCACTTTGATGAATTGGTTGATAATGGATTGATTAAGGTAGTTCAACCATCAATTAATCAGTATAAATGCAATGTACTTGCCTTAGTAAAATTTACCATAGCACAACCAAAGCAAAGTATAGAGCAAGACCAAAGCACCAACCAAAGCACAACCCATATTCATAAGACTATTAAAGAGGTAAAAGAATATAAAGAATATAAAGACAAAGAGCCAAAATCAATATCTGATTTTGTCAAGTTGATGGATTCAGAGAAATATTTAGGAATTGATGAAAATCTTAATAAGACCTTCATCAACTTTATTCAAATGAGAATCAATATGAAAAAGATTCCAACTAAGAAAGCAGTTGAGATTCTGACTAAGAAATTGAAAGAACTGTCTAAGGCTAATAAAGATGTTGCAGTTAAGATTCTTGAAAACTCAATAGAGAATAACTGGTCTACCATTTATGAACTTAAAACATCTAACTCTACCAACTTTGTCAAACAAGCACAACCAGTATTCAATCGTTCTTCACAAGGTCAGAAATATGTAGGTGACGATGTCATCTAAAAAAAAATAATTAAAAATATTTTATAAATGTATTGCGTATTCAAAATATAGTTCTACATTTGCCTATCAATAATTCACTAATCAATTACTCAGACACTATGGAAAGTTACATTAATCAATACGGAACAAAAACAAGCATCAAACTTGATAAGATAAAAGATAGAGCATGGGAATATGTTTATGGAGATAAAGGTTATAATTCAAATAAATTCTACACTAAGAAATATGCAAAATTATTGAGTGACTTTCAAAAAGAATCAGATGCAATTGGTGGTGTTGATTATAATCTTGGAGATTCTTTAGCATAATAATAAACAACCACCCATTTCACTTACTCAATTACTAAATAATTATGGAAGTTCAAAAAATCACGATTAACGAAACAAGAGGTATTATTCAATTTGGAACTGCAATTATTAGCGGTATAAATGTTGAGTTTGGCTACAATGCAAAAGATGATAAATTTACATCCATTGTTTATGATTATTATAAAGCAAGTGGGATATTTGATGAGGGTGGTAGAAGCACACAACAAGAGTATTTAGTTGGTAGAAAAATATCAAAAGCATTGAGATGCCAGTAAATACAAATTTAAAAATCAAGGGTGGCTAACAACCACCCAAATCTTTTAACCAATGACTAACCCACAACAAGCACTCATAGGTATCTTAATGACTGGTGATACACATCAGGAACTTATACCTCAACTTGGTGAGCATCTCTTTAATGAGGTGCTTACTTCAAGGTGTTACCAAGTAATTAAGAAGGCAATCGACAAAGGACTTACTCCTAACTTAGTCAATTTCTTTATGACTGCTAAAGACATTGATAAGTTCACACCTAAAGAAATATCTGAGATAGTTACATGGTCAAACAATTTGACATACAATGAGCCAGTTAACGAATACATTGCTATACTCAAAGACGAACACATCAAGCGTTCAATAGCATCAATTGTAACTGAGCAGTCATTAGGACTTAGTAATACAGATGGATTCACAACTGCTACATCAATCATCAAATCATTAACTGATTTACTTGATACTGGCACTAACTCAGATAACATCATTAACCTTTCTGACCTGACCAATGATGAACGTGAGGCATACTATCGAAGAGCAGCATTAACGCAATCGGGAAAGACTACTGGTCTTGAGACTGGGTTAAAATCACTCAATAAGTTTACGGGTGGTTTTCATCCTGAGTTTATTATCATTGCTGGTAGACCATCAATGGGTAAGACTGCTCTTGCACTATTTCATGGAATGAAGAGTGGTGAGGCTGGAATCTATTTCAACCTTGAGATGAATAAATCTCAACTATGTCAAAGGTTAATACTACAAGAAGCAGGTGATTCAATTCACTCTTCACGACTCAGAGATGGTAACCTTAGTCAATCTGAACTGCACTCATTTGAGCAGACCATTGGCACTATAGAGAATGCACCATTCTTAATCTATGATAAGGCAAGGTGTGGTGTACACGAGGCAATAAGGGTAATGAAGAGAGAGCATAGGAAAGGTAGATGCAAGTGGGCAATTATAGACTACTTACAACTAATGACCATAGAAGGCTTTAAAGGAGGCAATAGAGAAGCAGAGGTAGCTGAGATAAGTAGAACTCTGAAAGCAGCACAGAAAGAGTTAGGGATACCAATTATAGCACTTGCTCAGTTGAGCAGAGAAGTTGAAAAGAGACCTGATAAGAAACCTATCTTATCTGACTTGAGAGAATCAGGTTCATTAGAGCAAGATGCAGACTCAGTTGCATTCGTATGGAGACCATCTTACTATGGATTGAATGATGAAAATGATACACCATATACCAATCACATCTTCTACCTATTTGAGAAACATAGGCAAGGTGCTACTGGTGTAGTTGAGTTCAGACATTCACCAAATATGACGAACTTTACAGATGTTATTACTCAAGATGCTGGTAGTACATTTTTACCACAACAAAAAGACTTACGACATTATGCAGACAATGAATGGGATAAACAAGAACATACTCCATTCTGAGTATACCAATTACCTCAATAAGCACCTTACTGAGCCATTCGTTATGCTAGATGAAATAAATTTAAGTTATGAGGACTTTGAGCAACTATTCAATAACTCTTATTCATTTCGTGAAATGTGGAAAATAGATGAGTGCAATTATACCTACTACGAGATAAGAGGTGGTAGATGTCAATATGCAAAGGTCTATAATGGTAAGATACATTGCAGTAAATGTAAAACGTAATCATATAATGATTATATTTGTTGACTATGAAAGAACAAACAAAGAAAGATAACAGAGGTGGTAAGAGGGTAGGTGCTGGGCATCCATTCAAATATGGAGAACGCACGATTAACATCACATTTCGCATACCAACATCACATAAGGAACTAATCAAGGTAATGGTAAAAGAATATCTTGATAAGGTTAGTAATGAATACAAATCAAGTAAACCAACTAAATCTGAACACTATGGCTGCTGAACAATCAACTATTGAATTAATCTTTGAGAGACAAAATGAACTTACCATTGATGACTTTATCCAATGGCTTAACACCAACTATGAAGAGTTAAAGTCTCAGCATAAGATGGAAGTGATGGGTGCTTATGAATGTGGGTTAGAAGATAGTGAAACAGAAAGGTATGCACCAAAAGCATCATTAGACTTTTACAATCAGTTTTATGGCTAAGAGACAAACATCAGTTGATTGGATGGTTGACCAACTTAATTCAAATAGGACTAACAGAATATTTATACATCCAGATTTAATTGCTGAAGCAAAAAAAATGGAGATGCATGAAATAATGAATGCTATAGGAGTAGGAAGTTACTTTGAACCAGTATTTCCTGATAAATATCATTATAGAGCATACGACCATTATATATCAACCTATGAACAATAACCTACTACTTATACCTTGTGCAATTGAATCTGTTTCTACCCGTAGAGATAAGACTCTTAAGGTAGTGATAGGTACTCAAGAACTTTCTCCAGCAAAGGCTGCTGAGTTATTTAACCAATGGACATCAGGAGTTGGTGTAATGGCATTTAAGGGTGAAGCATTCAATTACAATGATGAAGAGTTACTCAAGTCAATCAAGATAGATGCAGAAGAGATGGGAAGTAAAACACCCAGTCAAAGATTAAGGTCTTGCCTATACGTTTTGTTTGAACGCAATCCTGAAGGCTACAATGACTTTAATAGTTACTATTCAGCAATGATGGATAAGTTTATTGATATGGTAAAGAAACGAATTGATACATACCAGCTATGAACAAGACCCACACCATAGAAGATTCAAGTGGTAATAAGTTAATTGCCACACATAACGATGCAATCATCAACCTATCACTTCTACTTGTTGATGGTAAGAAAAGAACCATAGGTCAGATTGATAAAGCAACAAGGACATTAAGGTTAATCAGGTCAAGGTCTAAGCATCTTATGAGAGTCAATAACTCTTATGGCATTAACTATTACCTGATTGAAAATGGTCAGACATTTGACAAAGTTGAGATAGTAGATGAACAAAGTAGATGGTTAATACCTAAAGACTATCTTATTGAACATTGCACCACGATGAACTTCAAGGCTCAAGGATTTGAACTACAGAAATTCATATCACTTGACAAACTAAATTCTTTTGTAACTTTGTAAATTCAAACAGATACCTATGCCACTCATACAAGGAGATACATACGAGGTAATCAACAAGAATATTCAGAAGTTAATCAAAGAAGGTTACGAACCAAAACAAGCAGTAGCCATTGCTTATGCTGAAGCAGAAAAATCAAAACGTAAAAGATGAATACTCAAGACGAATCTAACAAGGGAGGTAGACCAACTAAGTACAAGGAGGCATTCAATGACCAAGTATTTGAAATGGCTCTTCTTGGTTTATCAGATAGCCAAATGGCAAACATCTTAGGTATAACTGAACAAACATTAAACAATTGGAAAACCGAACACCCAATGTTTTTTGAGTCATTAACGCAAGGGAAAGAGAATGCTGATGGCAAAGTAGCAAAGGCAATGTACAAACGTGCATTAGGTTTAACCATCATTGAAGAGGCACTAACTAAAGATGGTCAGATAGTACAACTAAGAAAAGAGTTACCACCTGATACACCAGCAGCTAAACATTGGTTAGCCAATAGACAAAGGAAACTTTGGGCAAACAATGGTGAAAGCACAATGTATACTACTGAGCCTTTGATTATCATAAGGACTGAGGGAGATAAGGATGAATGAGTTTCAAGTTAACCAAACGTCAAACAACTGCATACGACCTTGCAGTTAATGGTATTAAGAAGGTAATAGTATTTGGTGGCGCAATTCGAGGTGGTAAGACGTATTGGTTACTACTAACACTATCATCACTATGTTTACTATACCCACGTTCAAGATGGGTAATCATTCGTAAGACCTTACCCGATTTAAAGAGGACTACGTTTCCATCATTCAGTTCAATACTTAACGATGGATTAAATCAATACATTAGTTCATGGAATAGGGAGACCAATGTAGTTACATTCACTAATGGTAGTGTACTAATCTTTATGGCTGAATCATTTGATGATGATAAAGATTTAAATAGGTTCAGAGGATTAGAAGTGAATGGTGCTGGATTGGATGAGGTAAACGAACTGCAAGAGGCTACATTCTACAAGGTGCAAGAACGTATAGGTAGTTGGAATAAAGCAATAGGTCAACCACCCATTGTACTACTTGCTACTTGCAACCCAGCTAACAATTGGGTTAAGTCAGTTATCTATGAAAGGTGGAGAACAAACACACTACCTGATAAGTGGTCTTACATCAACTCACGTATCACAGATAACCCATACATCAGTCAAGACTACTTAGAGTCACTTAAAGAGTTACCACCAATTCAGTATGCAAGATTCGTAGAGGGTGACTGGGATGTTATGGATGATGTATCTAACCCTTTCTTATACGCTTGGGAAGATGAAAAGCATATTGATGATTCAATTACTTTCAATCCTAATTTGCCAGTATTTGTCTCAGTCGATTTTAATATTAATCCACTCTCAGCATTAATCATCCAGCAACATACAACTAAGGGTTGTTCAGTAGTTGGTGAAATTAATATAGACAAAGGTAGCATTGATGCATTCTGTGATTATGTTGAAAGTCTTAATGTACCACGTGGTCTACTTAGGATAACTGGTGATGCAATGGGTAATGGTAGAAGCATCCAACAACGTGATAACTCAAGTGCCTATACCCAAATTAAAAGAAGGTTACACCTTGCTGACTCACAGATAATCATACCAGCTAACCCTACCCACTACAATAGTCGAATAGACTGCAATAACGCATTAACAAGACTTGATGTGAAGGTCAACTCAGTTAGGTGTAAAGGGTTCGTGTACGATGCTAAACAAGTACAATGTAATAGTGATGGTGGTATCATAAAATCAAACAGAAAAAACTTATCAGAGAGAGCAGATTTTCTTGATTGTTTCCGTTACTTTGTAAATTCAATTTTAAAAAGATACCTATGAGCATTTGTTCACCTTGTTACGATTCAGGCAGCTATGTAGATGTTTGTGCTACTGGTCTTACCTTCGGGGTTGCTGAACCTGATACCTCTTACCTTGTTTGCATCCAGTATAAGGCTACTGGTCGCATTCAAACCTTTGTAGCCATTAGTGATGAATTCGGTAACATAACTATTGAAGGGGTATTGATTGACCCACTACAAGGCTATACGTTATGGATAACAACCGATACACCTAATGGAGTACGTCAAGACTTGACCATAGGTGAAAGTAACTATACTTGCATTGACTTTAGTATTGCGGTAAGTGATAGTGAACCATCAATAGTTAACTTAACAGAATGAGTAAACTATCTGCAATCATTAGAGGTTGGTACTACTACCTAACTGCCAGTTCTAAGAATAAGAAACTAAGCAGCGAAAGAACTGCAATATGTAACAACTGCCAACATAGGTATAAGAGATTGAATCTATGCAATGCTTGTGGGTGTTTCCTACCAGCAAAAACAAGAGTAGAAGATGCTCAATGCCCACATGAATACTGGTGACCTATGGCTAACTTTATCATCTTACAATCAACCCTGATTGAATACAACAAGAACATTGAAGATGAAGAGTTACAAGAATTATCATCAATTGATTTAGGAGATTGTAAAGTCTTAGTCAATGTCAATGCTATAATGATGGTAATAGAGAATCAAGGTACTACAATACTAACCTTAACCAACTTAGATAGGTTGGTTAGCAATAACACAATACATGAAGTTATTCAGAAAATTAATGCCTCGCAAGTTATGGCATCGATACAATAGATGGAATAAGAAACAATCAAGTTATAATTTAGTCAAGGTATTCACTCACGATGGGTACAACTATCTTAAATTCCCTAAAGAGACTAATATGCCACTTGAAAGGTTTAGTATGTCTATGGCATTACTTGAACGATTGAGTAGTGGTATAAGTGGGTCAGAGATGGAATTGATATTAGAAGGTATGGAGAAAGCATTGAGTGCTGGTCTATCCAATCCTAAGAATGCTGCCTTAGTAGCTACCTACATTCACATAATACGTGAAAGGCAAGATACCATCATACATCGTGACCTATTACTCAACATAGCTGCTACATGGATTATACGTGATGATGAAGACCCTACCATCATTAACAATGATATCCATAAAGAAAAGTTAGAAGTGTTTGAAAAGATGTGCAAGGAGGGTTCACACGATTTTTTTACACGTCTGGGTATAGAGCCGCTAATACCCTTAATGTCTATGTCTCCAAGCGACTTTCAGAAATTATGGGAGTACAACGTGGAAGCACAACGCAACCTAATCAAAGCATTGACCCACTTAGATTCAGTCCAAGAGCCAGAGCGAGTGAAACGACCACGAGAATTAAAAATCAAGTAATGACAATAGTTGAGGGTGATGTGGTAGCATACAATCAACTAATGAATAGTGATGTTGATTTATTTATTACTAAATTTGAATCGTTCATAAAATCTCAACAACGTGGCAACAGTATACATTGATTATGAAGCAAGGGCAGCATCACTCAAGGCGGTAACAGATACAATTATCAATGCTAATAAGCAGATAGGAGATAGTGCTGAAGCAGCAGCTAAAGAAGGTGCTGATGCTTACAAGGCAATGGGTAAGTCAATGAGTGCTGCATTTAGTTCACAAGAAGTATCTAAGGCACTTAATAGCAACATTGCTAACATCAATAAGAATCGTGATGCACTAACTAAGCTAACTGGTGAATCAATTAAGTTCGGTAAGGCAGCCATTACATTAGGTGGTCAAATCAAACAGAATGCAGCGGAAACGCTAAAGGCAAAGGAGGCATTAGCAAATTACCAAAAGACTTTACAAGATACTAATAAGGGTACTGATACTACAGAAAAAAGAACTCAGTCACTTAAAGGTAGACTAAGAGAATTGAAAGAAGAACTATCAGCACTTGAGACGGCTGGTCAAGATGGTACACAAGCATTCCAAAAGTTATCTATTGAGGCTGGTAAGCTACAAGACCAAATAGGAGATACACAAGAAAGGGTTAAGGTACTTGCATCCGATACATTTAAGTTCGATGCAGCGGTTGGTGCGGTCAAAGGTCTTGCTGCTGGATTTGCAATTGCTCAAGGTGCTGCTGCTGCCTTTGGTGTTGATAGTGAAGACTTGAATAAGACCATAGCAAGAACTCAGGGTGCATTAGCATTGTTAACTGGTCTGCAAGAAATAGCAAATTTGGTAACTGGTCAAGGTGCTACTAAGATAGCCTTGCAAAATATCTTTATGAAAGAAAAGATAGTGACCACTACTGCTGCTGCTGGTGCTACTACTGCATTAGCAACGGCTGAAGAGGGTGCTGCGGTGGCAACATTAGCAACTAAGAAAAGTCTTGACTTATTAAAGATTGCAATAGCTGGTACTGGTATTGGATTATTGGTATTAGCATTAGGTGCATTATACACAATCTATCAAAGAAACGCAGAGGCTACTAAGAGATTTGAAGATGCACAAAAGAGTGCTAACGATGAACTTGCTAAGTCTAAGATTACTATTAAGGAATTAGCAGATAAGCAAATTGAATTAGATGAACAACTATTGGTATCTCAAGGTAAGCTAACACAAAGTGCTGCTGATAAGAATAAGATTGAAAGAGAGGGTACAAAGAAAAGTATAGCTGAAATAAGACCATTGATAGTTGAGAGATTGAAATTAGAAAAGATAGCAGAAGAGCAACGTCAACAAGTAGTCAATGCACAAAAAGATAGTGATAAGTTAGCTGGTATAGAAAATAAGAATGTTAGAAAGAAGTATGATGATGCTCTTAGATTTGCAAAAGCACAATTAGCAATAAGTGATAACCTGACTGCTCAATTAACTGCTGACATTAATAAAATTCTACAAGCTAATAACAAGGCTGCTGCCACATCTAAAGGTATTATCAATTCAGAGGATGCAAAACAAGCAGCACAAGATGCTCAAGATGCAGCAGATAAGGCAAGGGATAATGCAATCAAACAAAGGGAACTTAACAACAAGTTAATTGAAGATAGGCTCAAGGCTGAATTAAATGGATTGAAGGTACTTGAGATTGCTAATGGTGAATCAACTCAGAATAAGATTGACCAAGCTAAGAAAGAAGCAGAAATAGAAACGGCTAATGCTAAAGCATCAATCACTAATGCTCAACTAAGAGCATCTACAATTGAATTAATAGATGCTCAGTTAGCTGAAAAGATTGAACAGATTAACCTTGATGCCACTACTAAGGCTATTGAGAGTGAGGTTAAGTTACTTGAGGCAAAAAGGATAAGAGGTACTGCAACCATTGAAGATGAAATAGCAATAGCTAACAAGACCTTTGATATTGAAAAGAATAGGTTACAAGCACTTATTGATGCGAATAAAGCAACTAATGCAGACCTTGAGATACTAACTGCTAACCACGATAAGAAAGTTCTTGACATCAAAGCTAAAGGTATACAAGAAGAGTACAACCTAAGAGTTCAGGGTTATGAGTTATTGAAAATGTTAGGTGCAACTACCTTAGAAGATGAACTAACATTGATACGTGCAAGGGGTGAGGCTGAATTGAAAGCAAATGAATTATCTAATGCTACACTTGCAGTCAAAGAAGCAAATAGGTTATCTATCATTGCTAAGACTGACAAACAGATAACAGATGCAAAGGTAGTAGAAGTTAACAAACGTATTGACCTTGAGAATGCAGAAGCACAAGCATCATTAACATTAGGTCAAGCTACCTATGACCAAAGGGTTAAATTGATTGAAGATGAGGGGCAAAAGCAAATTAACTTACTTGATAAGAAGTTGATGGGCGAAGAGGAATACAATGCAGCAGTATTAAAGATTAATGCAGACACTACTGCTAAGTTAAACGCTGAACAAGATGCAAGGGTAGATAAGGCATTTGAAGTAGCTAATGCGGTATTAAGTTCTTTTGAAAGTATTAATGAGATAAGTAAGATAGCAAGTGAACAAAGAATAAATGATATAACTGCATCAAGTGATGCTGAACTTGCTGCTATCAATAACTCAGACCAGTTAGAACGTGATAAGATTAAACAACGTGAGGCATTAGCTAAGAGAACTCAAGCTAAGATTAATCAGGAAAAACAAAAACAAGCTATCAAAGATAAGGCATTAGCAATATTTGAAGTGGGTATTAATACTGCATCTGCTATTGTTAAGACTGGTTCTCAGTTAGGTTACCCAGCAGCTATACCATTTCAGATTGCGGCTGGTCTTGTAGGTGCTGCACAATTAGCAGCTATCTTAGCAACACCACCACCTAAATTTGAAAAGGGTGGTGAGATAGGCGGTAAGAGACATAGTCAAGGGGGTACAATCGTAGAAGCAGAACAAGGTGAGTACATCGTTAACCGAAAGCAAACAAGTACCCATCGTAGAGAATTGAACGCATTAAATCAATCCTCTGATGCCTTTAAGAAGCTAATCAATGAAAGGTATGTTAGACCAGCATTAATGAACTATATGCTCAACTCAAAGTCTAAAGAGATGGGTGTTAACGTGAATGCTACATTAAACTCTAAGACTATGGAATCTGAACTTAAAGGTCTAAGAAAAGATATTAGAGGCAATAAGACACGATTCAGTAACCCAATTGATACTCGTTACCAATGGCAGTAGATATAAAATTCTTACTTGATGGTGCTGATTATGGTCAACCTACCAACGCTGATGCATTTGGTTTTACCATTGCAGAAGAGTCAAGTATCAATGCACGAATAGTATCATTTAACAATGACCTTGTATTTACTGCTGGTTCATTTGAATACATCTACAATAACTTAATTGATACTGGTGGTTGTTCACTCATTAAAGTTGAGGTTCAGTATCTATGTAGTGGTGTATGGAAACGATTAACAAATGGCTATATCGTAGTAAGTGAATGTATATTTGATTTGGATAGGTGTAGTGTAACAACTAAGCTATATGATGATTCATTCTCTACTAAGATTAATAACAATAAGTCAATACCATTCTTTTCGGATTCCAACATCACAAAGAATCTACAACCAATAGTACCACCAACTATTTACTATGTAAACTTATTCAATCCAGCTAACAATGAATATGAAACAAGTAGCAATACTGGATTCATAACTATCTATGATGCCTTTAAGCATTTGGTAGGGTGCATGAGTGATAACTTGGTAGACTTTGATAGTAATTACTTTGGTAATCAAATTGATGCCTTTGGTTATGGTAGAACTTTAATGGTTAGTAATGGTAGGTCAATTAGAACAGATGATGATATACATACTAACTTAGTATTTGAGAAACTATACAATGCACTTAATAAAAAAATAAGGTTAGGTATGGTTGTAGAAAGGCAGCCTAATGGAAAGCCTTTACTTAGGATTGAGAATTATGATTACTTTGAGCAACTAAACCCATCTGTTAACTTATACAATCAACCTGAGATTAAGTTTAACTATGATGCCAGTATGTTATATGCATCTGTATCATTTGGTTCAGACCCATTTTTAAATGACTTTGAATGTGGAGATGATACACAACGCTGTTCTTATCCACAAACTACCTTTAGAGGTTTTAGAGATGAAACATTTGGTGTACTTGGCGAATGCAATACAACTAATACATTAGACCTAAGTACAAGTGATATAATCTTTGACACTAATATAATTGAGAATGTATACAGATTTGCCTCTGAAGACTATGATACTGATGTTATATTAGTTGATAGTAATTGGTTTGGTTTTTCTAATCCAATCTTTGCACATCAAGGTGACCCATTAGGAGTAGGTGGTCATGTTTATAATCCTGATTATATTAATGAGCAAGTAGCAGAAAATTGGATAGGAGGTTATCCTAACTCACTCTTTCAATATATTCAAGGATTTAATCCATCAACTACTGAGTTTAGAGCAGAGTTAGAAGTTAGTAGTGGCAATGATGCACAAAATTGGAAAATTAATTCAACTACAAATGAATCATTTTTAGGTTGGAATGGAGTACCAATTGTATATCCTAATGTAAATTATGATGTAGGTAATAACTTTAATAATGGTCGTTATGTAGTACCTTACGATGGAGTATATTCATTTACTTGTGCAATACAAAAAGGTATTACTTTTCTACCATCCAATATATCTGCAGTATATCGTGCATCAATATCAAGATATGCAACAGATGATACTACATTAATTGAACAAATATTTGGACTGCCTACAACATTGACAAATATTAATTCAGTTCCCAATATGACTGCATCAGCTACATTTGTTTGTGTTGCTGGTGATATAATTAGAACAGATGTATTTGGTATATCTACAATAGGTGATAGTCTTACTATACCATTGAGATATGAATTTTCAAGTAAAAGAACATTTTTTCAAGGAGGTGGTAGACCATTTGGCAGAAGCGAACTTGTACCAGTTGACCCTAATGAGATTAATAGGTTAGTCTATAAATTTGATAGACCATTAACCATGACTGAGATAGAAGAGATACTTGCTAATACATCAAGACCGATAGCATTTGGTAGATGGGATGACCCATTAAGAACTATTGAAGGGTACATTAAGAAAGTAGAAGTTAAGTCATTAATAGAGCAAGAAGCATCATTTGAACTAAAGTCTAATAAGATACTAAGATGAGTTATATATCAATACCTAATCAACCTATTATCTTTCATACAGAAGCGGAAATACAAACACCTTGTATTGAATGTGGAGATGGTAGTTATAAGCAATTGGTAGACCTTAATGACCAATTGTTTTTTCAAGTTGAAGCACCTGATTGTACTGATAAGCTACCAGTAAGTAGTTTGTCAAGTGTTATATGGTCATTGAGTGGTGGTATTGTTTGCTCAACTGAACCATCTAATGGTAGTGCATCTGTTACCTTTACCACACCTTACCCTTATCAAGTCTATAAGTTAATCATATTAGTTACTGAACTTACTCAAGGTGACTTAGTGGTTACCTTACAAAATGGTGAATCATTTACATTCTATACTGCTGGTACTTATACTATCTACCTATCTACTCAAGCAGCTATTAATGGTGACCTATCATTACAAGTTAACTTTGCATCAACTACTTTCGTAGGTTGTTTTAATCTTCGTGTTGGTGCATTTGGTGTTGGTACTGATATGCAGTTAGGATGGGTTGACCCATCTACATTAGAGTTTGTTGCACCAGTTATTGATTACATTACCACAATTAAAGATAACAAGGTAACTGCTGCTATTCCAATGGTTGACCAAGAAATAGGTATTGGATGCCATAGGTTAGCTATAACAGACCCTTGTGAAAATGGATGTTCAAGATATGGTATTGAGAATCCTAACTTCAATGGTTCGGTAGCAGTTGGTGGTTCAGGTAGTGGATGGGATTTGACTGATGGTATTTGGGAGATAAGCGGTGGTCAAGCAATCTTTACTGATGTATTGATAAGTGACGAAGCGGTAATGATAAGTGATTCATTTCTATGTGCTGAAGAGGACTCAGTATATGAGGTAACTATTAAGATTACTGCAATAGAAGATACAAGGATATTTGTAGTACCACCATCAGGAGGTTCAGTAACTCCAGCGTATGTTAGTAGTGTTGGTACATTTACCTTTCAAGTAACTACTGGTGCATTTGCTGAACCATTAACAATAAGAGGTCAAGCAATGGCTAATGGTGCATCAGCATACATTGATAGTTGTATTGTTAAGCTAAGTGCTGAATCATCAACCTTTGTTCAATACTCAGAGGTATTTGATTTAGGAGATTATAACGATACTTGCAAATACTTTAAGATTGAAGGGTGTAATGCTCAAGACCAATTTAACTTAGCATTTGGCGGTTCATCATTCTTACCTATGATAAGGTTAGAAGGTAGAAGGTCTAAGGCTCAATATGAATCTAATGCTAAAACATTTAGGTATGCATCAGGTAAGTGGTCAGCTAACTATGTAGATAGAATCAAACAATGGACATTTCATTTCGGTAGATTACCTGAGTATGTGTTAGACTTCTTATCGACCATCTTTTATTATGATAACTGCTATGTCAATGGTGTGTTGATGTTTCCACAAGATGATAATTTCCCAAGTGTAGAATACCAAGATGCAGATACCTACTTAGGCTCATTTGATATTGACTTAGTTGAGAAAATTAGTAAGGTTGTTAAGGTTCAATGTGGTGACTCAGATGCTGACTGCTTACCATCAATCTTAGATAACTCAGATGAACCTTTCTTATTAACTCAAGACTTAAATAGAATCACTACTCAAGACTCAGTTAATTTGTATTACGAAAATAATTTGTAGATTTGTATATCTTTTTGCGCCCCGTAGGTTTAAATGTTACAACCTTAAATAGTAACATCAATAACTTTAAATCTATATACAATGGGCTGTGCCTCATATTGCGAATCAGGACTTGAGCCACATGACTTGGTGTCGTGCGGTGAATATAAATTAGGCGGTGTATCCGCTATTGTAATTGGTTCTTGTGCATCTGTATTAGCTGACCCTACAAGTGGTGAAGAGATTCTTGCTGCTATTAGTTCAGGTGATGCAGTCTTAGTTGAAGATATTCGTTTTGCTCTCCCTGCAGGTTCACCTATCACAGTTGATAGTCCAGTAGGTTGTGGTACTACAATACGTATCAATGAAGATAGAACTGCTACTCTTTACGATGCTAACGTAACTGACCAAAACAATGCATTCTATAACTCATTAAACCAACAAAAAGTAGGTTGGATAATGGCTTATCTATGTGACTCAGGTAAGGTTATTTACATCGACCCACCAGTAGGTATTACTACATCAGCTAACTTCATTATTCCTGAACAGAATAACGAACTACAACGCTATGAAGTAACCTTTTCTTGGAGAGAGAAAAACATTCCAACTCAATTTGCTGCACCAGCTGGTGTATTTGCATAATGACTGAGGTGTTAAACACTAACGATATTGCCACACCTTCTACGGAGGGTGTGGTACTATTTGCTTTTGGTAAGGTAGGATACTACCAAGCAGCATATAACTTAGCCTATTCAATTAAATACCATTCACCTAATGTTAAGATTGCACTCTTTGTTGATGATATCAATAAGTGTAATGGTGCAACTGGTGACATCAACAAGTATGTTGATTCAATTTCAGAAATAGAACATTCTGACCTTTACGTAGATGGCAAATTTGACCCAGCAATGTTAAAGGTTTCACTATATAAGTATTTGCCGTTTAAGTATAACCTTTATCTTGATGTTGATGCTATTTGTTTAAAAGACATTCAGCCACTCATTGAAGATTTGGTTAGCACTAAAAGGCATTACATCAGTCATTGTGTGGGATATCATACTATTGATTTAGGTCGTGATATCCCCTCAATGCAATGGGCATGGGCGGATGATATTTGGGAGCATTTTAAATTAGAAAACGATTCCATACTACCAGCTATTAATAGCAGCCTTCAATTCATTAAGAAGAGCAAAGAGTCAAAAGATTTATTTGGAGTGCTTAGAATCCTTTATACAACGAATCAGCTACCTACCAATAGACTTAGAATGAAGTGGGGTAATGGTCAACCTGATGAACTCTATATGAATGTTGCATTGGCTATGACATCATATGACCCATCTTATAAGAATGATGGTATAGTAGGTGAGGGTAAATCTGAGACTGGGTTTATTCACTTTGCATCTGTTCGTGGTTTGTCATTTAAAGAGGTAACAGATAACTATTACTTTCAGTCTTACTATGGAGGTCGTAACTTTACATCACGATTCTATACAGAGTGGTTAGATAGGTTAATGAAGGTAATGATGCGAACTCAAAACAAAATACATCAATTCCATATTGATAGAATTATAGGTCAAAAATACGTTAACAAATGAAAGAAAAATCTACCAAGAAAGTAGGGAGACCTAAGAAGGTCGTAACAGAAATAGTAACTACTGAAACATTTAAAGAGGTTGCAAGACATGACTGGAACTCAGAAGATGAGGTAGGGCAGTTCTTAGCATCATTAGTTAGAATGTCTAAGTACAAGACCATTCTTGAGATAGGAGTCTTTGAGGGTGAAACAACACAACACCTTATTAAGTCACTACCTAAAGGTGGTCAATATGTTGGTATTGATATAAATGATTATCGTACACCAGCAACTAAGCTATACATGGAAGATGGCGGTAAGGCTATTGACTTTATCTTAGGTAATTCTCACGATGAACTTGGTAAGTTACCATATAACCACTTTGACTTAATCTTCGTGGATGGTGACCATTCTTGGGCATCAATCCTACCTGAATTTAAGTTAGTAGAAAAGTTGGTTAGTCGTGGTGGTGTAATAGCATACCATGATACAATTCATTTACAAGACCCTAAGAGAATAGTTGAGTATGCAGCACACTATGGCTACGATACTACTACACTTAACACACCTGAGGGTCGTGGCATCTCATTAATCTCTAAATACTAAAACTATGAAAGTTTCTTTTTGTCGTTCTAAGTCTTGTGGCTCACACATCATCAATACTACAACACCTAAATCAGTAGCATAATGGCACTCTCTATAGAAGAGGTTAATAAGATAGTCAGAAAGTTTGCCTATAAACATAAGGCATTCGAGAATGATAAGTCAAGGTCAATGACTAACCCTATCTCAAAACGTAGGGTAGGAATGTACCAATATCCTGAATACTGGGATGGGTACAATTTCTCTGCTATGATGTATGATTCAATCTTACCTCATGCTCGTGCTGATGTCTATCCTGACCATCTTCTATCTGTTAGAAGTCCAAACCAAACAGAGGCTCAATACGAGTATATCAAGGCTAACTACAAGGCAACTACTCTTAATGTCTTTGAAGATTTTAAAGCAACTATCTCTCGTGCATTTGCTGACCAAAACTGGTCAATCAATGTAAGACCTGAGTTAGATGAAAGATTTGGTGAAGATACCTTTAGCAGATTTATCAATGAAGAGATTGAAAAGTTTGGTAGTGTTGAGGCATTCGTAAAATCAATGTTACCTACTCTAAAGTTGATTGACCCTAATGGTATCATTGCCATCGAACCTGAAGACTTTGATAGTGAAGATGAAAATGATAATGGTGAAGAGGTGTTACTTGGTAACAACCTTATTAAACCAATGCCATCTTATTATAACTGCAAACGTATCGTAGGTCAAGAATATGGTAAGTGGTATTTGGTAATTGATGAAGATAAGAGTTATGTTAAGGTAGGTAGTAAGACTGAAGAGAGTGGTATAATACTTGAATTGTTTGATGATACCTACATCTATCGTATTGAACAAGTAGGTAAGAAAAGTGATTTAACATTTGGTGAACCAATTGTTTATTTTCAGCATGACTTAGGCTATGTACCTTGCAGAAAGTTGATGGGTACACCACTCTTAGTTAATGACGAATTGGTGTTTCAATCTCCATTCATTACAGCAGTTCCATTACTTGACCAAGTGATATTAGATGAATCATACTTACAAATGTCAAAGGCTACAAGTGCATTTCCTTTCATGGTTGCATTAGGTGAGATATGCGAGTTTGTAGATAGAGAGGGTAACAGATGTGACAATGGTCAGATATTTGACCCTATCGGTGGTGGCTATCGTACTTGTGGCAGTTGTAATGGTGCTGGTGTAAAGAGTAGATTTAGTCCTACTGGTATGCTCTTAGTTAAACCTAAGACATCAATGAGTGAGGGTGATAGTGGATTAAGTGGAGACTACATGAAGTTTGTAAGTCCACCAATGGACACATTGACTTTTCTTAGAACTGAGATTAATACTCAGATGGATAAGTCAAGGAGTGTATTACATCTACCTTCAAGTGATGCTGCTGGTACTATTGGCGAGGCATCAACTGCTACTGGTTCACTCAATAAGATGAGAGCCTTGTATGCGTTTGTTAAACCTATTAGTGACCAATTATTCGGAATGTATGAGTTCATGCTTAACACGATTGGACAGATGCGCTATGGTGAATACTTTGGTGGTGTTACTTTGGTATATCCTACTTCATTTGACATCTCAACTCCAAGTGATTACCTTGCAGTTATATCGGAAGGTATTAAGGCTGGTGTACCTCCAGCGGTAACGTATGCCAATGTTTACAACTATATCAAAGCTATCAACTATACTGATGATGAAAGTGCAGCGGTATATGAATTGATAATGAATGCTGATGAACTTCTATTGATGGGTCAAGCAGATATAGTAGCAAGACTTGGTTTAGGTACTATTGAGAAATGGCAAGATGTCTTGCATCAATCAGCACCTCAACTTGTGATGGAATTGATAAGAAACTTCATACCTAATGCAGAATATAATGCATTCTTAGACCAGCCAATGCAAGACCAAATAGTTCAGCTAAGAGAAGCAGCAGTAGGTAAGGTACGTGAGGTATTAGACCCTATCCAATTAGCACAACAAAATCTATTGAGTGGCATCGCTTAGTGACATCGTAAAGGAGAAAATCAAACTCTTTGATAGCACACCTGATAAGATGGGTACTGCTACCGAAAAGGTGCAATTGAAGATATGGAAAGAACTACTACCAGTCATTAATGATTTAGAAGTAGATTCTACTGGTAACATCATTCAAAGTGATAACAATGTTGCAAGAATTGGAATCATTGCAGATAAGTTGAATGAGGCATTAGCTGGTAAAGAATATCAAGCAGTTATCAAGACCTTTCTTAATTCAATTGATGAAGGTGTTGTGTTATCTAATGAGGTGGCTTCAAAATTTGACCCAGCATTTGAACCAACGGCTGCCCAAACTAAGTTGTTACAAATATCTAAGACCAATGCAATTGATACGTTCATAGGTAGTGGATTGAAGAACAATGTAACTCAACCATTTGTTGAGCAGTTAGTGACTAACATATCTGCTCGTGCGCCACTTAGAGATACCATCAATGCACTACAAGGTGTTATAGTTGGTACAGATGCTACTGAAGGATTGTTATTAAGGCATATTAAAACAAATGCATTGACTGCTCAAGCAGTAGCAGATAGGTCTTATTCAGCAGCAGTTAATGAAACTATTGGTGCTATCTATTTTGAATATCTTGGTGGTGAGATTCCAACTACAAGACCATTTTGTCAACATCGTGAGGGTGAAGTATTTCATAGAGATGAGATACAACAATGGGGTAGAGGTATTAATTCAGGAGGTATTGATGACATTGAAGATGGTACTTGGGCTGGTCGAATAGATGGAACGGATGCCAAATCAATATTTACCTTTGTTGGTGGGTGGAATTGCAGACACTACTTAGTACCAATAGAAGCAGATATGGTTGACCCATCAGTCAAAGCAAGGGCAAAGGCAGAAGGATTTATAGGAGATTTCTTACTAAAAAATAAAAAAGAGATTGATGAATTTATAAAAGATTCAGAGTTAAAAGAAACATTCTACCATTCAACACCAAGCAATAATGTTGAATCAATAAAAAGTGAAGGATTTAAATCTGGTAAATTGACTATTGGTAAATTTATGGGTGAGGGTACTTACTTAACTGACAATAAAAAAGTCAGTAAGTTTTACAATAATTTGTTAGAAGGTAAAAATCCGAAGGTGTTAGAAACTAAAGTAGATATTAAAAAACCATTTGTTTATGATGACGATGCAGTTACTAATTTAAGTAGAAAAAAAGCTATAAGCATTGAAGATGCACAAAGTCAATATATAAAGAGATTGTTTAAAGATGAACCTAAATTAGAATCAAAATTTAATAAGATATTTGATAGTCAAGAAAAAAATAGAAAAGAAAAACTTAATATTTACTATGACTTAGATGCGGAATATAGAAAATATCCAGCAAATACACCTGAAAGAAGAGCAGCAATAAGAAAAGCAGATGATTATTATAATGAAAATTTAAGATACTTACCTGATGTTTATTATTCATCAATAAGAAAAGCAGCAGAAGAGTTAGGATATGATGCATTCTATTTTAAGACTAGTAAAATAGATAGTAATGGAGGTCAGCAAATAGTTATATTTGACAATAATAACATCAAAATAATTGATTAATATGGATAGTAATTGTAATGTATGTGAGTTCTATATTAATGGTACTGGTACTTGTAAGGCATTTCCAAAAGGCATACCTACAAATTTTGTACTTCAAATTGAATCACATAATGAAGTTGTGAAAGGGCAAAAAGGAGATTTTGTATTTATGGTTAAAATGCCTGATTCAATACGAGAAAAAAATAAATAATTATTTAGAATAGGCATTGCCAAATCAAAATAATTTAAGAGATTTGCCAAATGAAAAAACCAATTGGCACAATTATATCTAAGAATAGAGCGCAAGAAATATCATCACATTGGCATAGTGGACAATGGTCAGCATTGTATTCATTTGCATCTTCTAAATCATATGTTGAAGATTACTATGTAGATTATATTAACGAGATAGATAAATGCATACCTTTTAATTTAAAGCAGAAATCAGAGTTATATAGTCTTAAAAGATTCTTTGAATACAAGAATTGGGAATCATCAAATAAACTTTGCTGAAATGTAAATATATATGATAAGGCATTGCAGTATCTAAATAAATAATTATGTTTGCAGTCTTAATTACTTAAACATACACACAATGAATATAACACAAAAAATTACAAAAGCAATATCTGAAATTGCAGAAAATCAACCATCATATGCAAGAGCGCAATATGAAGACAACTATGATGGATTCACTCACTCTACTTATGAAGGATTAACAGAATCAGTAATAGAACATCTTATTAATGATGGATATGATGAGAATGTATCAATGTCCATTATTGAAGAATATATATACGATTTATGGTGTTAATTTATATTCCAATATTAGCCAAAGCCTACCTAAAAAGTAGGCTTTTTTATTAAACATAATTAATGCAAAAGCAAAAGGTTTTAAACCAATATAACACAATCAAAAAATTATTATCTTTACACGATGAACGTAATAGTAATGCCTGAAGGTGAGATTAAAAAAGTCTCCAATATGGTTGCTGAACTACTTATACTTAATGGTGGTCGCAGATTAGAATTAAAACCAATTGAACTAAACATAAATAACAATGAAGGAAGCAGAAGCATTGGAACTGGTGAAGTTCCTAAACTTAGAAAGCGCAGAATCAATCGAAGAAGCGAAGGAAAAATTTACTCAACAATGGATAAAGTCTGAGGAGTTATCTTCAAAGATTGGAAGAGTAACTGGTAGCATTACCAACGTAGCAAGAAAGGCATTTGAACCATTTGGTATTGTTCTTACTGAAGATGATTTCAAAGATAAGAAAGTAGAAGAGGTACTTAGGAGTGCATCTGAACGTGCTAAAGAATCATTTGAAGCACAACGTGAAGAGTGGGAAAAAAGAGCATCAGGTAATGGCTCTGAGACCTTAATCAAGGAGTGGGAGTCTAAGTACAAATCACTTGAAAAGAAACATAATGAAGTGGACTCTGCACGACAAGATGTAATGACTCAGTTCGACAAGTACAAGGAGAAAGTAAAAGAAGAAAGTAAGATTAATTCAATCAACTCAATCTTTGAAAAAGAACTTACTGCTATTAAGATTGACCCATCTGTATCTGATATTACATTACGTGGTTTTAAATCTGTGATTGCAGAAAAGTATGTGATAGACTTAGAAGATGATGGTAATGCCATCGTAAAGGATAAGAAGAGTGGTGAGAGATTAAAATCAACTGCAAAGGCTGGTTCATTTTTGGGTATCTCAGATGTGTTATTGAAAGAAGCAACTGATGCTGGTATCATCCAAAAAAATGTACATCAAGGTAAAGCAATCAATCAAAGAGGTGCATACATTCCAGCTATTGAACCAGTACAATCAAACAAAACAAAATCTGTTAATCCACGTTTTTTAGGTATATAAATTAGTATCTTTGGGTGTTCATAGTGGTTTACTTTTATGCGAAGTTAAAGTAGATGGGGGAAAGGGTAGCAGAAATGTTACCCTTTTTTTTGTGATATTAATTTAATTTTTATCTTTGTAACAGAATGGTAGTGACATTCGTAAAGAACTTTGAGGGGATTAACTTACCTTGATTAAAAGTCTTGATTGTCACTACCAGTCAGGGCTTTTTTATTTTTACTAAGTCCTACTGAGTCAGTTGATACGTTACGAACTGACCTGAGTATAGGGTAGGAATACCAATCAAAAACTACGTTAAAGAGACCAACAAACAATGACTGCGTAGATGCAATGACTTTCAAGGTGTCAACATCGAACAAGTGCAAGAGGGTATCACTCCCTTAGTAGTTAATTGGGTTACTTATAAAGACTAACAAGAGATAGATTGATGAGACAAGGTTAGCACCTCAAATATAGAAAAGGGGTACACGGATAAGTTACTAAGAGGTCAGTTAGATATTCATTATCTATCTTCTTACCCTTGCACGGAAGTAGACCTTGTTATGTTTGGTAATTAAAAAAAGTATTATCTTTACAACGCAAAAAGACAAAGTAGTCAGTCGTGACTTTAACACGACATCAAAAAGTAGGTAAACATCTCAACCTTTAATGAGACAAAAACTAACTTTCTAAATCGACTAACAATGTCAATTTCTCGTATTTTATCCGAATGTCCAAACATTCAAGCACCACTTGGTCAACTCTTCATTGAGGTAGGTCAACGTGAGTCATTACCTTTCTTGGAGTATCTTAACTCTCCTGAGAACGTAAAATTAATTCGTCAACAAGTTTCTGCTGGTGGTGGTAAACTACGCACAATTGAAGCACGATGGATTCAACGTCTTCCCGAAACTGAAGTAGAAGAGGGTGCAGAAATTATGAATTGTACTGCTACTAATGTATATGGTGACACTACAACAACTTACACCTTAGAGACTACTGATACTTACCAAGCATCTCAGTTAATCTCAGGTGCTGATATCGCTCGTCATTGCCAAGATAATAGTGTATACTTCTTAGAATCAGTTATGCGACTTATGGACGTAATTGATAGAAAAGTAGCTACTGCTGCTGCTACACAAGCAGTTGCTGCTATTGGTACTTGGGGAACTGATGTAGAAAATTTCTACACTATGGATGGTGACTGCATCGAAGTTGCTACAATTGATTCAAGTGGTAATGTTAACCCATTCGCTTTAGCTGATATTCAACAAGCAGCAACAATGGCTAACTACCCAGCAGCACCAATTGCGTTCGGTGGTGCAGCAATGCAGCGTTACGCAAATGCGGTAAAGGCTGGATGTTGCTCTCAGAGTGGTATTGATATCTTAGCAATCTCTCAACAAAATGGTTTTGCTTTTGCTTATGATGCACGTTTAGCAGCAGCACAAGGTGACCAAACATCTGCATTGGTAACTACTGCTGGTGCTATCCAATGGTTATCTTATAACCTTGCTGAGTGGAATACAAACTTCACACCATCTGTAGGTATGTCTTACTCACGTACAATTGCATTCACACCCGCTGGTGTACCAGTTGACTTGACTCTTAAAGACGATTGTGGTAACCTATCTGTTATCGTGACTGCTACTGGTAAAGTTGTTACTTTGCCAACTGACATCTATGAGGCTGGAGATAAATTCGCTGGTGTGAACTATGTGAATTGTGTTTCTATTGTAAATCCAGCACCTTAATCTTTATTGATTACAATTTATTGAGGGGTGGGTGATTAATTGCCCACCCTTTTTTTATAACTTTGAAAAAAAGAAACTATGTGCTTTGAGAAACTATTAGGTTTGAAAGGCTGCTCAATAACAGAGCCAACTACAGGCTTATATATAGATGACTTGGGCATTAACACCACTCTGTTAGGTCAATTAATAACTGACCAGTATGTAAGTGGTGTAGAATTATTTGAAGGTAAGAGAGCCTTTGCTTGGAGAAAGTTAAGTAGTGATATACTGACTCGCCTACAAGCTACAATGAAAGCAGATACTATCATTGAAAATAAAAGAATTGGTCAGGTATTAACCAATGCAAGTAATATTGATTTAGCACTTGGTGCTGGTAGGTATGCTGGTATTCGTGTTAAGATTGACCCAAATAATACATCATTCTTAAACTTCTACCTTAGTCAATTACAAATAGACATTTACACTATGTCAACACCAGTAGAGATATTGGTATTTGACATGGCTACACTTAAATTGATTGATACATTCGATTATCAGAGTGAAGCAGTAGAAGAGTTCATAGGTAAAACATTCAAGGCAAAACGTAGAAAGTTAGATTTAGCATTTGTCTATGAAGCATTGTACGATACCACTAAAATGATAACTAAGAAAGGTGCTTGTACTGATTGTGGTGGTAGACTTAAAGAGGCTCACATTTGCCCATTCGTAGATGCTATTGGAATCGAATTAACTACTGATGGGTTCAATGTACTATCATCAACACATAAGAAGTATACTCAAGGTATGTCCTTTGTTTATAATGTGAATTGTGATAGAGAAAGTTGGTTGTGTTCAATTGGTGGATTAATGGCAATGCCTTTAGCCTATGCAACGGCAGTCGAAATATTTAACTATGCCTTGACCATTTCACCTAATCAAAGAGTCAATACTGCGGTATCTGTTAACAAAGGTAATAAGGTCTTTGCTACATCAGATGCTACTGAAGGTATTGTAGCAGCACGTGATATAGCAGCAACAAGATATAATGAAGAGTTAGGTGCTATGTTACAAAATATGCGCCTACCTGACGATAGACATTGTTTTGATTGTAACAAGAATTACAAATATGTAACGGCTCTACCTTGATGGCTACGATTAAGGAAATGAACGCAAGATTAGATGCACTCAATAAAGAGTGGTTAACCAATTTTAAACCACTCTATCGTGCTGGTAATAACTTGAAAAGAGTTATGTTCAAACGTATATTTGGTAAGGGTAGAAGTGGTGGTTTTAATACTGCAATGGATTCATTACCTACATTTCCTTATTCGACTAATCCAATATATGTAGACCCTAACTCAGTTAGAAATGCACCAGCATCTTTTAAGTTTGGAAAATCTACTACTGATTCAAAGGGTAAAAAAAAGAAAGGTAAACCAATCAAATCATTATACTTTCCTGAAGGGTATGCTCAATTAAAGACTAAGACATCTGCTACATTACCACTACAATTAACTGGTAAGTTAGCTGGTGGTTTCTTGCAGTCAGAGGTAATTAAAGATGGTCTATCAGTTAGTGTAACATTACCCGATTCAGAGGTAGATAAGGCTGAAGGTTTGCAATATGGAAATCGTAACTTTAAAGGCTATGGTACTATCTTCCAACCTACAGATATTGAACAAGAAGAGTTCTTAGAATTGCACGGACAATACGTTGTTGATGTCATTAACGAATTATTGAAATGAACTTATTAAAGACGATAATAGAGAGATTAAACCAACGTGTTGAGGTAGCTAATATCTTCGACCAAATCTACCCACTCTGTGAACTTAATGCAAACGGAAATGATAAGGCTTGGGTTCATTATATTGGTAATGGTCAGGCTGAGGTAGTAACTAATTTCGATGCTAAACAAGGTACTCTATTTTGGGCAAAGAGAGGTAAGGTATCAGTTACTAAAACTGAATCATTAAAGGTTAGTGGTTGCAAGACTTTATACTTAACAACCTTTCCATTGACTGCATATGCAGTTGTTAGAAAGTCGCATCTACCTTGTGATAGTGAAGACTCTCAAGATTGGATAGCATCACGAATCTATAGACTGATAAGTGGAACTGATTCCGATTTCAAAGTATCAATTGGAGTCATTCAATATGAGGTAATACCTAATGGTTATGTCAATGAGATTAAATCTTTGACGGCTAATTATGAGTGGGCTTGTGTTGCAGTTGATGTTGATGTATCTGTAGTAAGTTCAAGTGAAGATGGGTGTTATGATGTGTGTGCTACTGGTGACATTCCACTACCCGACTTTCAACCTTGTACACCTTGCTTGACTGAAGTAGCAGTAGATGGTGTAACTATCATTGGTAATGGTACTACTGCTGACCCATTGGTAGCAATTGGTGGTGGTGGTGGAGGTGGTGTAATGACTGCTATTGCATTTTCAACTGACCATCTTGCATCAACTGGTAATCAGTATCTTGTTGGTAATGTAGTATGGTACAACGGCAACATCTACAGATGCATTGCTAACAATGATTCATTATTACCTACTAATACTACTTACTGGGTTAATCTTGGTGCTGGTTTTCAAACCATAGAAAGACCTATAGATTGGAATGCAACAAGTGGCAACAATCAGATACTAAATAAACCTACCATTCCAAATGCACAAGTTAACTCTGATTGGAACTCTACAAGCGGAGTAAGTGAGATTTTAAACAAACCTACTATTCCAATTTTACCAGCAACAATAGTAGAAGATGTTACTGCAACTGCACCAATGTCTTCAACTGGTGGTACAACACCTGACATATCAATTACTCAAGCGGATGGTACTACAGATGGCTATTTAAGTTCTACAGATTGGAATACATTTGATGGTAAATTTAATGTACCAACGGGGTTAAGTACAGACTATTTAGATGGATTAGGAACACCTCAACCATTCCCAACTATTCCTGATGTTAGTGGATTTGTACCATATACTGGTGCAACTCAAGACTTAGATATGGGAACTCACAATGTGACTGCTGACCATATTGCTCTTAATTTATCTCCATCGGGTGCTGGTTTTGTAGTGGGTGCTACAGAGTGGAACAATACCATCGGCAGTTCTCAGACATTGCTCAAGGGTGGTAATGTAACATTGAAAAATGGTGTTGACTTGGTTGCTCGTATTGTTAATAAGGTGACACCTAATACTACTCTTACCAAAGCATCATATCAAGCAGTAAGAGTAAGTGGTGCTACTGGTGGTAGATTATCGGTGGCACTTGCTCAAGCAGATACAGACAACAATAGTGCAGATACTATTGGTCTTGTTACAGAGACTATCAATACCAATCAAGAAGGATTCATAATAACTATGGGTCAATTGTTGGATATTAATACTACTGGTTCATTGCAAGGTGAAACTTGGGCGGATGGTGATGTACTATATTTATCACCAACAACGGCAGGAAGGTTGACCAACATCAAACCGACAGGAGCAACAGGGCACATTGTGGTCATTGGTTATGTTGAATATTCTCACGCAAGTCAAGGTGCGATATATGTCAAAATAATGAACGGGTGGGAATTGGACGAATTGCATAATTGCTTTATAAGTTCACCAGCCAATAATGATGCATTGATTTATGAGTCATCTACTCAGTTGTGGAAAAATAAAACAATTGCTACTGCATTAGGATATACACCAGTTACTGATGCAAGAACTCTAACCATCAATGGTACATCTTACGACTTAACTGCTAATAGAAGTTGGAATACACCATTTGAGTTAGTTGTGGCAGCATCAGATGAAACTACTGCATTAACAACTGGAACGGCAAAGATTACATTTAGAATGCCACGAGCAGTTACACTAACATCAGTTAGAGCATCATTAACAACGGCTCAAGCAAGTGGTAGTATATTCACCATTGACATTAATGAAAGTGGTACATCAATATTATCTACAAAGTTGACGATTGACAATACAGAAAAGACAAGTACAACTGCTGCCACTCCACCAGTTATTAGTGATGTCAATCTTGCTGATGATTCAGAGATTACTATTGACATAGACCAGATTGGTGATGGAACTGCAAAAGGTTTAAAGGTTATGTTAATAGGAAACTACGCATGAGTTTTTTAGTCAACCCATATTGGTATGCGAGTGGAGGATGTGCCGATGCTGATGCAGTTGCATTCCTTGCAGCGGCTGGTATAACAGATGCCACTATCACATCTGCTATCTGCACATTGGTAACAACTATGAAAGCAGATGGAACTTGGGCAAAGATGAATGCGATTTATCCAATGGTAGGTGGAACGGCTACAACGCATAAGTTTAACCTTAAGAATCCTGCCGATACCAACGCTGCGTTCCGCTTATTGTTCTCGGGTGGATGGGTGCATTCCAGCGGAGGTGCATTGCCTAATGGAAGTACTTCATTTGCAAATACATTTTTTAATCCGAGTTTAAACGCATCTCAAAATTCGCATCATTTAAGTTATTACTCAAGGACTAATTCCAATTTAACAGAAGTTGAAGTTGGTTCATTTCTTAGTAACAATGGTTCTTTAATTGAAATAAGAACTGCTAATATTAGTTATT